ATCTAGTTGCAAACTATAGCACAAAGCAGATTGCTGTTAACCAAAATGAAGATCAATCTGTAACATTTCAACTTGCAGATGCTCCAGCACAGGAAGAAGCAGCAAGTGAATCTGAATCAGTTAGCGAATAACTTTCACGAAGTCGCAGTCTCTAAAGGATTCTGGGACGGAGAATATAATTATGATAAAGTGGGTAATAAACTTGCTCTTGTACATTCGGAAGTTACTGAGGTTTTGGAAGCTATCCGTAAAAATCAAGGGTCTGAAAAAGTTGTAGAAGAGATGGCGGATGTAATTATTCGCCTGCTAGATCTTTATGCAGCAATGCAGGAGCATGGAGATGTTACACATGATATTGATTTAATTATTGAAAATAAGAATAATATTAACAAACAACGTGCTAAACTTCACGGAAATAAGTTTTAAGCATTAAGGAATAAAATGTCAGCAATAGCAGAGGCTATATTAGCAAAACTTGATACAAAAACAAGACAAAGGGTTCAACTTGCTACAAATGTTGAATCTAAGAAACAAAAAACTCCAAGCATTGGATTAAATAATGCATTAAAAGGCGGTCTTGGTTTTGGTCGTCAAGTTCTTATTTGGGGAAATAAATCAGCAGGTAAATCTTCTTTTTGCCTACAAATGATTGCAATTGCTCAAAAAGAAGGTAAAACTTGTGCTTGGATTGATGCAGAAGCATCTTATGATCCAAAGTGGGCAGAGCAGTTGGGAGTAGATTCATCTTCTCTTATTTATTCTCCTGCTAAGACTATAAATGATATGGTTGATATTGCTACACAGTTAATGGAAGCAGAAGTTGATATAATAGTAGTAGATTCAATTTCTGCCCTACTTCCTGCAATTTATTTTGAAAAGGATAGTAGCGAATTAAAAAAGCTTGAAGATACAAAGCAAATTGGTGCAGAAGCTAAGGATATGACTCACGCAGTCAAGATGTTAAACTATGCCAACAAAAACACGCTATTGGTTCTCATTTCACAACAACGTAATCAGTTTGGTAGCATGCATGCCTCCCACATTCCAACAGGAGGAATGGCGGTCAAGTTCTTCTCGTCTACAGTTATTAAACTATGGTCTTCAGAAGCTGAAGCTAATGCCATTAAATCTGGCATTCAAATTGGTGATAAGATTATTGAACAAAAAGTTGGGCGACCAGTCAACTGGATTATTGATTACAATAAACTCGGACCGCCAAATCTCTCAGGGCAATATGACTTTTACTACCAAGGTGATTCACTGGGAGTAGACTCTGTAGGTGAAGTACTTGATGTATCAGAAATGATGGGTAAGGTACAAAAAGGCGGGGCTTGGTATACAATTGGCGAAGAAAGATTTCAAGGAAGAGTTAAGGCATTAGAATACCTTAGAGAAAATCCAAAAGTAGTAGAAGAATTAAAAGAAAAGATATATGGGTAAACTAAACGATTTTATATCACCAAAAGATCAACCAAATTGTGAAAAACTTTATGGCAATTATGGTTGTAGATATTGCAAACTAGATGTTGATTTTGCTTGGTGGGATTCTTCAAAAGGATTAATGTTTTGGATATGCCCAGATAATCATAGAACGGAGCAGTCATTTGTCTGAAAGAGGAGAAGCAAAAAGAGATGGAGCAAAACAACAGAAAAATTCTGGTAGAGGTAAGATCCAAAAGGGCGATGCCACATGGAATGGCTTCGTGGTTGACTATAAAGAGTATTCAAAGTCAATATCAATCTCCCAAGAAATTTGGGCAAAGATTTGCACGGATACTTTTAAAGTTAGTAGGTCCTATCACCCTCTCCTTAAACTCATACTCGGAGCAGGAGACAGAAAAACACGCCTAGCAGTAGTTGAATGGGCATTATTTGAAGAAATGGTGGAAGCATGGCAGAACAATCAACAACCTTAGAAATTATTAGTCAGATCACAGAATTTAATGATATGTCTGAATATATGAACGATAAAGATTTAGACACAGCGTTAGAAACAATTATTAAATTGATCACAAAACCAGATGTTCCATCTACAAAAGCCCCTACTCTTATTGTTCAATTACAAGCAATCAGTGCAAAGTTTGCCATGCAAGCAAGATATTACACTACTTTTGAAAAAGGTGGGGAAGCTTCAAAGAAAAAGAACACATATTACACAGCAGCAGATACAGTAGATAAACTTGTTGATGCATTAAAGTATGCAGCTAGGTTTGGTGCTTAATTGGGAATAGGTAGATTAGTAAATAAAAGAGTTGATAGCGTTAAGGAAGGTCTTAATGTTTATAAACTTGCAGAAGAGTTTGATGAAACTTATGAATCTAAAGCTGGGTTTACTCAAAAGAAAACATTTGCCCCGTCAACCATAGGATACGGACACGGTAATTGTGCTAGGTATTGGTATCTTGCATTTAATGGTGCAGAGTTTGAAGATACTGCAACTCCTCAAGGTAAAGCTAATATGGAAAATGGTACATATGTTCATACTAGATTGCAAGAAAGATTAAGCAAATTAAATAAAACTTATAAAGTAGTTCAGCATGAAATTGAAGTAACGCATGATGACCCCCCAATTCGTGGATTCTTAGATACATTAATAACAGATGGAGAAAGCGAGTACCCGCTAGAAATTAAGTCTGCCAAAGATGAAGTTTGGACATCTAAATCTGTAACTTTACAGCCTACAGATAATCATAGATTTCAACTTTTGACATATATGAAAATTAAAGGATACAAGCAAGGAGCATTTTTATATGAAAATAAAAATGATAATTCTCCTTTGTGGATTTTAATTAACATGGATGACAAAAATGAAAGAATGATTAATGATGTATTTGAATGGTTGCGTGGAGTTTACCAATTATATAAAAATCAAACATTGCCAAATAGACCATCTGAAAGCAAGACTAGAATGCCATGCTCATATTGCCCAGTAAAGAAAGTATGCTGGAAAGAAATGAAAAATGATTTGGGTGATGTTGAATATCCATTGATGGTGATCGAAAAATGATAAAGTGTGCATACAAACCTTGTAAAAATAAATTTGAGCCAAAGACACATAATCAAAAATATTGTTCTGATGAATGTTGTAAAATTGCAACTAATTTAAATATCAAAAAGAAATATCAGGATAGAAAAGATAGACTAGCTGGTAAAAAAAGAATTTGTAAAAATAAAGATTGTTATCAGGAGCTGGGGAGATATCAAGAAGGTCAAATATGCAACCTCTGCTTGGCTAAAGAAAGAGAAAGAGATAGACAAGATCTGTTAGGAATGCTAAATGGGAACTTTAAATAGTCTGATTAAGCCCAGGGCAAAGAAGGTTTTAGGAATAGATGCTAGTACTCATAGCATAGCTTTTTGTTTGATGAATGAAGATAAACCAGTTAAATGGGGAGAAATATCTTTTGAAGGGGATAATGTCTATGAAAGAATTCTTGATGCAAAGCAGAAAGTTCATTCTGTTAGACAGCAATTAGATTATGATTTTGTTGTTTTGGAAGCAGCAGTATCAGTTAAATCAGTAGCAACTGGTTTGAAAATGGCCTATGTATTTGGTACAATTATCGGGGAGTTGATAAATAGTGATACGAAAATTATTGAAGTCCACCCGCTTAAATGGCAGGGCTTCATCAACAATCCTAATTTTACAAAGTCTGAAAAAGATGCCGTCAAAAAAGAGTTCCCAGGAAAAACGGAATCGTGGTACAAAAACAAAGTCAGAGAACTCAGAAAACAAAGAACAATAGATTTTGTAAAGTCTGTAGGGGTTAATACAGACAATAACAATGTTGCAGATGCAACTGGCATAGCATGGTGGGCAGTTAATGAAGCTTTATGAAAATAAAGATTGGCTATATAGTCGTTATATAGTGCAACGCAAAGATGTGGTTACTATTGCAAAAGAAGCGGGATGTAGCCATATGACAATAGTAAGATACCTAGAGAAATATGGATTAAAAAAGAAGTGATACCAGTATTAATAATTCCAGTATTAAATAGATATGATTTATTGGAACAAACTCTCAGATCAATAGATTTTCCAATTGAAAACATTTTAATTATCAATAATGGAACAAATAAAAGTTTTGCAACAGGTGTAAGAAATGTACAAATTTTAGATATGCCATCAAATCAAGGCATAGCTGGATCATGGAATTTGGGAATTAAATGTTATCCGCATGCACCATATTGGGTATTTGGTTCAGCAGATACACATTTTATGCCAGGGTCTTTAGAAAAAATGTGTGAATCAAGTGGTCCAGATTACTTAATTAAAAGTAATGCACATTACAGTTTCTTTTCCGTAGGAGAGAATATTATTAAGAACGTTGGTTTATTTGATGAATATATTTATCCTTCATATTTTGAAGATAACGATTTTAATGACAGAGTTGTAAATGCTGGATATGGAGATAATATTTTAATTCCAGGAATTGAAGTAAATGATAACGGTGGATCTCAAACAATAAAAAGCGATGGTCATTTTGCTTCAAGAAATAATTTTACATTTCAAAGAAATGGAGATTATTATCGTGAAAAAGTAGTCACTGGAGACTACACGCCCAAGGGATGGGATTTATCAAGAAGGAGAGAAAACGAATGGAACTAAAACAATTTTATGAATACACGGGTATTCCAACAGAAGAATCTATAAATGAATTTAAAGAAACATTTGAAAGGTTTGAATCTGATAAATCGTCTGCAAGACATAGTTATCATAATCTATATGCAGCTTTATTTGAAGATAGATCTAAAGTTAATGATGTTTTAGAAGTAGGAGTTTATTATGGAGCTTCATTAAGAGCATGGAAAGTTTTATTTGAAAATGCACATATTGTAGGACTAGATAATAATACAAATCATTTATTTCAAGAAGATAGAATTAGAACACTTTATGCTGATCAAAATTCATTTCCTTCTTTTGATTATGTTTATCACATTTTAAAAAATCAAACATATGAAATGATTGTTGATGATGGTTCGCACTATTGGCATAATATAGTTGATACATTAAATAAAACTATGAAATGGGTAAATCCAGGTGGATGGTATATTGTCGAGGATATTAGATTAGAATATGAAGAAATGGCAAAAGAGTTTGCTGAAAGTATTGAAAAAAATACTGGATTTAAAACATTTTTAATTAATATGAATGACGCATTAGATCCAGACCCACAGGGTATATTTGATAACATTGTTTTGGCGGTGCATAAAGTAAAATGAAAGTATTAATTACAGGCGTAGCGGGATTTATGGGTAGCCACCTTGCAGATGAATTTCTAAAGCGTGGGTATGAAGTTTATGGAATTGATAATCTTATTGGCGGATATGAAGACAATGTTCCAGCAGGAGTAACTTGGTGGAATGCAGACCTTGGAGATTTTGATGCAGTAGCACCAATGTTTGAAGGAATTGATTTAGTTGTTCATACTGCTTGTACTGCTTATGAAGGGTTGTCAGTTTTTAGTCCCGCACTTGTAACAAGAAATACTTCACATATTGCAACCGTTGCAGTATCAGCATCAATCAAAGCGGGAGTCAAAAAGTTTGTACACATGTCATCAATGGCTAGATATGGAACACAGGATATAGTTCCATTTACAGAAGACATGACTCCAAAACCACAAGATCCATATGGTATTGCAAAATATGCTACTGAGTTATTAATTAAAAATTTATGTGAAACACATGGAATGGATTATGTGATTCTTGTTCCACATAACATTATTGGACCACGCCAAAAATATGATGACCCATTTAGAAATGTTGCATCTATTATGATTAATAGAATGTTGCAGGGAAAACAACCTATTATTTATGGTGATGGAAGCCAAATGAGATGCTTTTCATTTATGCAGGATGTTATTGATCCATTAATGATTGCATGTGAAACTGATGTTGCAAATGGCAAAGTTGTGAATATTGGTCCAGATGAATCATTTGTAACAATCAATCAGTTAGCTGAAATTATTGCTTCAATTTTACAAATGGACCTAGAGCCAATTTATATGCCAGGAAGACCACAAGAAGTTAAGCATGCTAATTGTAGTGCTGATCTTGCTAGAAAGTTATTGGGATATGAAACTAAGACAACATTGGCTCAAGGACTTATTCAATTAGTTGATTATATAATGATGCGTGGACCTAAAGAGTTTAACTATCATTTACCATTAGAATTTATAACAGATAAAACCCCCAGAACTTGGGTAGACAGATTAATGTAAAAGGAGTATAATTAAGTATGCCAACATATGAATATAAGTGCGTTGATTGTGATATTAATGTAGAGATTCCAAAGTCTTTTACACAAGCTGATACGCCCGAACTATGCGAAAAATGCGGGGAAGCAATGGTAAAACAATACAGTTCTTTTGGAATTCAATTTAAGGGATCTGGCTTTTATAGCACAGATAATGGTAGATAATGGATAATGTAATAGAACTATCTGATCATTTTGAACAGATGAATAAGGTTGTTGCTGAATTTATTAAAGGCAATAATCCAAATCAAATTGCAAAGCAATTAGCACTTAAACCTGCTCAGGTTACACAATTATTAAACAATTGGCGTGAACTTATACAAGGTGATTCTGGAATTAAAGAAAGAGCCAGAGAAGCACTTGGAGCAGCAGATCAACATTATTCTATGATTATCAATGAAGCTTGGAATACAGTTCATCAAGCAGATGCACAGGATGCCTTAAATGTTAAAGCTCAGTCTTTAAAACTTATTGCAGATGTTGAACAAAAAAGAATTGATATGCTACAAAAAGCGGGAGTTCTTGAAAAGAATGATATGGCTGATGCTATATTAGAAACAGAAAGAAAGCAAGAAGTTTTAGTTGGAATATTAAGAGATGTTACATCATCTTGTCCTAAATGTAAACAAGAAGTCGCAACAAGACTTTCACAGGTAACTAATAAAGTAGAGGTTATATCAGTTGACTGATTTTAGTGATTTTTTAGAAGCACTTGAAGAAGATGCTTTTGAAGAAGTTCCAGTTAGTATTGAAGAGTTTGTTACTTCAAAAGACTATCTTGGCCTGCCCCCACTTTCTAGTTATCAGTATCAAATGATCAAAGCGTCAACTCAAATTTATAAACAAGAAACTTTAATTAAACTTTATGGAGAAGAAGAAGGCGAAAAACGCTGGAAGCAAACTTGCAACGAAGTTATTTTTCAATTAGGTAAGGGTTCTGGAAAAGACTATACATCAACAATTGCTTGTTCGTATGTAGTTTATTTGTTATTATGTTTAAAAGATCCAGCAAGATATTATGGCAAACCCCCTGGAGATGCTATTGATATTATTAACGTTGCTGTTAACGCAGTGCAGGCACAACAAGTTTTTTTTAAAGGTTTTAAACAACGCATAACAAAATGCCCTTGGTTTATTGGAAAATATAATGAAAAAGTTGGCAGCGTGGAATTTCTTAAAAGTGTTACTGTTCACTCAGGTCACTCACAAAGGGAATCCTGGGAAGGATATAACCTTTTATTTGCAGTTCTTGATGAAATTTCAGGCTTTGATCTAGATTCTACTAGCGGTAACGAACAGGCTAAAACTGCTTCAGCTATCTATAAAATGTTTAGAGGCTCAGTAGATTCTCGTTTTCCACAATTTGGAAAACTTATTCTGCTTTCGTTCCCACGTTTTAAGAATGACTATATTCAACAAAGATACAATGAAGTTATTGCTGATAAAGAAGTTGTAATTAGAACTCATACATTTAAAGTTGATGAGGATTTGCCAGATGGAACTGAAGGAAATGAATTTTCTATTGAATGGGAAGAAGATCACATCATTTCATATGCTGAACCTAAAGTGTTTGCATTAAAAAGACCTACATGGGAAATTAATCCAACAATCAAAATTAATGATTTGGCATCTAATTTTTATAGAGATCAAATAGATGCATTGTCTCGTTTTGCATGTATGCCACCTGAAGCAATTGATGCTTTGTTTACATCCCGTGAAAAAGTAGAAAAAGCATTTAATAATTTAAATATTGCAGTTGATGAAACAGGACAATTCAAGGAATGGTTCCAGCCAGAAGAAGGAAAATTTTATTATATTCACGTTGACTTAGCTCAAAAGCATGACCATTGTGCAGTTTCTTTAGCTCATGTTGATAAATGGGTAACTATGAAAATGGCGGGAGCGTACACAAATGCTCAACCATATGTAATTGTAGATGCAGTTAGATATTGGACACCAACAAAAGAAAGAACAGTTGATTTTACAGAAGTCAAAAATTATATAATTAGTCTTAAACAGCGTGGATTTAACATTAAAAGAGTTACATTTGACCGTTGGAATTCATTTGATATGATGGAGCAATTAAAGTCTTATGGTATGAATTGTGAGATATTGTCTGTAGCCAAAAAGCATTATGAAGACATGCTGCTTAGTGTTATGGAAGAAAGAGTGTCTGGACCTAGACTTAATTTATTAATTGATGAGTTACTTGAATTAAGAATTGTTAAAAGGGATAAAGTGGACCACCCACGCAAGGGTTCTAAAGACTTGGCGGATGCTACTTGCGGAGCAATTTATAATGCGATATCATTAACACCTAAAGGAGATTCAGAAGTTCAAATTTATTCATATGATCAATATGAAGATGATTTGATAAATGAAATAAAGGCGGGACATGAGAATGATGGTTTAATTAGAAGACCTTCAAAATCAGGTATGCCATCCTCTATTAGGGATTATCTTGGACTTGAAGAAGAACAAGATGGCGAAATTACATATGTAGACAACTTTACGATAATTTAGGGATAATATGAAATGGTTTAAGTTACTATTCAGTAATAAAACTGAAATAGATTATGAGGCTTTATATCATGATTCTCAGCAAAAATTAAGCTGGTACATGAGTTCCCTAGAGACAAAACAAATACAATGTGATAGAATAGAATCTATTGCCTCAGAGTTGAGACAAGAAAATATAAAACTAAAAACGGAATTAGATTCTCTAAAAAAGAATCTGTTAGATTTGCCTAAAATATTAGGTAAAAACCTAGGAAAATAACCTAACAACGAAAAGGATAAAATGAAAACAACAAAGAAGATCGCAATTGCTACCGCTGCAGCTCTAGCAATGTTTGGCATCTCAGCAGTTGCAAATGCAGCACCACTTGCAGTAACAGTAAATAGTGTCGCTAATGCAACAACATCTGCAGCTCCTGCAACAGTAGCAGTCCCATCAACAAATGTAATTGATGCTGGGCATACTGTAGCACTTTCTGCAACCGCAGATACAGGTACAGTAGTTACCTTTGCTGGAACAGGTGTAAAGCTTGTATCAGCACTTAATACAGTAGCAACTCCAGTTACAGTTGCAAGTGGAGTCAATTCCATTGTTGCAACATCTGCAGGAGCAGCAATTACTGTTTATGCTTATACAACAAGCACATCAGTAGGATCAGTAACTATTACAAATGGTTCTTATTCAACAATTGTTTATGTTGCAGGTATTGCAGCATCAGCATCTAAGGTTTCTGTATGGGGACCAGCATCCGTAGCAGTTGGTACAGTTCCAACAATTTCGGTGTCAGCAACTGACGTATTTAATAATCCAGTAGGTTCAGAAAATGTTACTGTAACACTTATTGGTTCAACATTTACTGATGGTTCAATTACTAAAGTTGTACAGACAGCAGCAGCAACAAACGCTGCAACTGGTGCAGTACTTGGTGTAGGAACTGCAACATTGGCTACAGCAGTAGCAGGAGATGTTACAGCAGTTGCAACAGGTGCAAATTCAGCAGTTGCAATTACTGGACTTGATGCTCCAATTAAATCTGCTATTGCAAAGTTTACTGTTTCAGATTTGAATGCAGTAATTACTGGTTTAAAGGCAGATCTTGCAGCAGCAAATACAGCACTTGCTAAAGCACAAGCAGATCTTGCAACCGAAAAGGCTGCACATGCAGCAGATTTAAAGTCTGCTTCAGATGCAAAGGCTACATCAGACAAATCACTTGCAGATGCAACAACTGCTTCAAAGGCAGATTACAATGTACTAGTTGCAAAGTATAATGCACTTGCAAAGAATTATGTATCAAAGGCTAAGAAGTATAAGTTCTCAGCAAATGTAACATTGGAATCAAACAAGTAATTTGTTAATTCAAAATTAAAAAGGAGCGGGATGCAAATCTCGCTCCTTTTTGGTATAATAGATATATATGAAACATGAATATTGGTCTTGGTTCCTTTCAATTATTGGTGTAATTGGTTTATATATAACTGGACAGAAAAAATGGCAGGGATTTGCAGTTGGAGTAGCAACTGAAGTTGCCTGGATATGGTATAGCATTATAACAAAACAATGGGGTTTTATATTTGGTGCTACAATATATATAGCTGTTTATCTGTTTAATATTAAACAATGGTGGCAAGATCTTAAAAACAAAAGTATATCTAATAAGTTTGTAATAAATCTATTTAATTACAGAAAGGTAAAATAATGGCTTATCCATTTAATCAAGCAAAATATTACACAAAGGGTAGAGGAAAGAATAAGATTAAACTTATTGTAGTCCATACAATGGAAACTCCTGAAACCCCGTCCCGTGCTCGTCAAGTATGGAATTGGTTTGCAGGAACAACTTCTCCACACGCATCAGCACATTACATGGTTGACAACAAAGAAATTTTACAGTCCGTAGCGGACGCAGACACAGCATGGGCTGTGGATGATTTTGATCTTAATCAACAATCAATTTCAATTGAACATGCAGGATCAGCATCACAAAATGATGGTCAATGGAACGATACATATTCAAATGCAGAACTTAAGTTAAGTGCTAAACTTGCATCAGAACTTGCAGCAAAATATAATATTCCAATTGTAAAACTAAGTCCAGCAGATATTCTAGCAGGAAAATCTGGATTTTGTGGTCACATTGATATTACAGTTGCAAAGAAAATTGCTGGTGGACACACTGATCCAGGAAAATATTTCCCATGGGATAAATACCTTAAACTAGTAAAGGGATAAAATGCGTAAAACGATTATATCTACTGCTGCAGTTACCGTTTCAGCTCTTGCAATTGGTGCAACATCTGGAGCATCTGGAGATTGGGTTCTTCCAAATAAAACAACAACTCCAGGTGTTATAAATACTCAAGTAACTCAAGCAAATATTAATACAACTATTTGTAAATCTGGATGGACAGCAACAATTCGTCCTGGAGTTTCCTATACGAATAAATTAAAATCAGATCAACTTAATTCTACATATGCAGAATCTGCAAAAAATTGGGGAGCTGATGGAAGTCTTTATGAAGAAGACCATTTAATTTCCCTACAATTAGGCGGGAATCCAACAGATCCAAAAAATCTATGGCCTCAGCCATATTCTGGAAACAATGCTAGGAAAAAAGATGTTGTTGAAACTGCATTAAAAAGATTAGTATGTTCTGGTAAAATGAAATTGCGGGATGCTCAAAAGATTATATCTACAAATTGGGTAGATGCTTATAATAAGTATACAACTCCAGCAGATAAGAGTAATTCTTCAAACGGAGACTAAATCTGCTATAATTAGAGCATGTGGCAGAAATTGGCTTCTTATGTAAAACGATATCCCGCAAGAGTAGCAGGATATATTTCAGCTGTTCTTGTTTATGTAAACAAGTCGTTTCCTAATATTCCTGTAGATATAATTATTCCAACAATTATGTTTATTGTGGGAATTGGAGAATCTGCTCAAAGAGTTGAAAATAAAAAAACAATTAAAGCGTTATATGTGGAAAATGATCCAAATACGCCAGACGAAGAAATTATTAATAAGTTAAATGGAGCAATATAAATGCCATATAAAATTGTACAGCATGGAAATAAATTTTCAGTAGTTGCTGAAAATACAGGTAGAGTTGCTGGAACACATCCAAGTAAAGCTAAAGCCCAAGCACAAATGGCAGCATTGTATATCAATGAACCAGAAGCCACAGAAAAAAGTATAGCAACAGGTGGAGAAGGTTGGACAATTGAATTTAGCACTCCTGATTGTCAAAATGGATGGGCGATATTAAAAGGCGGAACTGCACAATCAATTGGTTGCTACACAAGTAAAGAAGCAGCAGAGGAAGCTTTGGCGGGACTTAAAAATGAACAAATTAATATCCTTGGGGATGAAATAAGAACAACTAAAACCCCTGAAGAATTTAAAGAAGATAATAATGTCCAGATTAATAAACTTGGTACAAGTAATAAAGAGGCGGGAATATCATTTTGGGATGGAATATTTGTCCCAGAAGGAGAAGCTTTATCAGGTGTAAATTATGGAACAATGATGCAAGATCATAGATATTATCATCCATCAAAAGCTACATATGAAAATGATGGAAAACCATCAGCAGGATATGGAAACAGATCTTCAAATAATACAACTCCATAGTTGACAAAATCAAATAAATAATGTTATAATATTAGGGCAGGGTAGAGCAGTTCGGTTAGCTCGGGAGCCTCATAAGCTCTAGGTCATGGGTTCGAATCCCATTCCTGCTACTAGTCGTCCTGAGTATGACGCTAGAAAACTACTCACATATCGTCTAAGTGTTACGGAAGCACGGCAAGCTCCAACCTTGCTAGCCTGGGTTCGACTCCTAGAGACGGTGCGGATACCCCAGAACCGTCCCTGAAGTCATACTTGGCGTTAGGCGTATATGGCAGACCAAACGGCTGGGGTTTCGAAAAAGATTGCCTTCGGGGATCTTAAAATAAACTAACTCGCTTTTTGAAAGGAGCAAAGTATGTATAACACATTATCAATATCAACAAATACAACAACAGCATATCCAACATCAACAGGTCTATCTGGTACATGGGTAAATTCATTCCCAGTAGTAACATATGGTGGAACTGATTTATCCAAGAATTTTATTGGATGGGATGAACAGCTAAAGGATCTAGAAAAAATTGGAGAACGCTTGTTAAAGAATACAAGTAATTTTCCTCCATATAATGTAATTAAAGAAGACGATGATACATTTGTCGTTGAGTTTGCATTAGCTGGATTTTCTAAGAATGATGTAACAGTTCAACAAGAAAAGAATGCACTTATCATTGAAGGTAAAATTAAAGAAGATGAAGATAAGCAATATGTCCATAAAGGCATTGCAACTCGTTCATTTTCTCGTGCATTTGCACTTGCAGAACATGTTGAAGTAACTGGGGCGGAATTCTCAAATGGTATCCTTCAAGTAACACTTGAAAGAATTGTACCAGAAGATGAACAGCCTAAATCAATTAAGATCAAGTAATTGACATACAAAATCACCACATAGTATAATAATACAAGTACGGTAGACACGCCTAACTTAGGATGTTATAGTTACATATACATACCCGTGAATATGAAGTTCATGGATAGAGATAGGGCAGCCATTCAGTTGCAGAATTGTCTACCGTACCCTATTGGTTTGTAGCTCAACGGCAGAGCACCCGACTGTTAATCGGGATGTTGTAGGTTCGAATCCTACCAGACCAGCAAATATTTTTTGGAACAATAGCCAAGTTGGTTAAGGCCCCGAACTCATAATTCGGTTATCGTAGGTTCAAGTCCTACTTGTTCCACTCATGCAGAAGTAACTCAATTGGTAGAGTTCCTGCCTTCCAAGCAGGGTGTTGCGAGTTCAAATCTCGTCTTCTGCTCCATGCCTTCCTAGCTCAGTGGTAGAGCATCCGCCTTGTAAGCGGAAGGTCGTCAGTTCAATCCTGACGGGGGGCTCGGAAGATTGGCAGAGTGGTCGAATGCAGTGGTTTGCTAAATCATAGATCGAAAGATCCACAGGTTCGAATCCTGTATCTTCCGCCATCTCTCTGTAGCTCAGGGGATAGAGCAGCAGGTTTCTACCCTGCGTGTCGGAGGTTCAAATCCTTCCAGAGAGGCCATTCTCTTGTGGTGTAGTGGTAGCACAGAGGACTTTGAATCCTTTAGCCTTAGTTCGAATCTAGGCAAGAGAGCAAGCTCCATTAGCCCAATTGGTAGAGGCATTTGATTCAAAACCAAAATGTTGTAGGTTCAAGTCCTACATGGAGTACTATGTTCCTATAGCTCAGCTGGTAGAGCTCCAGACTTTTAATCTGGATGTCGTTGGTTCAAGTCCAACTGGGAACACGCCCGTATGGTGGAATAGGCAGACACAGCAGACTTAAAATTTGCCATCGAAAGATATACCAGTTCAAGTCTGGTTACGGGTACTTTAAGGTATAATTATATAAGGAGGATATATGACACTAGGATTAACACATCAGCTTATAACATTAAATTCAGTTACATCAACATTATTAACACTTGATACAAATACTGAAACTGAATATGATTTATATGTTTCTATTCAAAATACAGATAATTTGGTTCCAATTTATTTAGGAGATTCAACAGTTTCATCAACTTCATATGGACATAAACTTTTCCCAGGACAAGTTTATCAAGCAGATTTAAAACCAAGAGAAGATCTTTATGCTATTTCAGATAGTGATAGCCCAAAAGTAGCAGTAATTAGGATTCAACGATAATGCCTATAATGAGAGCATCTGATCCAGGACCAATGTCAATTCGCTATTCTCCAACATTTTCTGCAACAGGATTAACTTTTACTGGATCTAATTCAACATATCCAACTTATAATTCATATTACACAAAACACGGACAGTTAGTTAGTTTTGTTATTGAAGTTGA